TTTTTTTATGGTATTGAGAGCTTGTAAGATTTTTTGAGGGGACACATAGGTCTTTTTCTCATTGGCAGCTAATTCCTGTTTTCTCTGAATGGCTAACTTAATATAATAAGGATTATTATTATCTTGTTTTAAGATGTCCAAGGGGAGCTTCGCTAAATTGTCAATTATTAATTGTTGATTACCTCTATTATTTTTTATGATTTCTTCTATTGTATTATTGTATATTAATGTTTCTACTAATGTCTTTACATTTGAAACATTGGATGTTTCATTTTTATACATTGATGTTTCATTTTTATACATACCCTTCTCAAACTTAACAAACTTAGGGTTAATTTGATAGGTCTTACCAGACCTACCTTTTATAGTAGAGATCACATTTAATTTAGTAAGAGTTAGTAATGTTCTGTGAATTGTGGTCCTAGATAACTTGGTATCCTTCTCAATAGTTGAGTGCCTTAATCCAGCTCTATAATCGTTAGATTTCCAACAATATTTCATCAACGATAGATAAACAGACAGACAATTAGCCTTTTTAGACCCCCCAACCTTATCTAAATGGTGATAAAGCACATAAGTAAGCTGTAAAAATCCCCTTGTCTTAATCATTACATACCTTTTTATGGTTCTCTTGGAGGTCTAGCAAGATAGATAGCCATTGGTTCTCGTTCATAACCTCAAACTCTGTCTGAGAGCCTCTTATACGCTTGATCCTAAAAGTTAGGGTGTCATGGGTCAGTTTTTTATAGAACACCAAAAATACAGGTATGTTTAAGCGTTTACCGACTATGTTTGCAAGGGTGGTAGCCTTCCATTTCTGTCCCTTATCATAACAAGTCTCAAGGACCGCCAAAGGTTCATAACATTTAGGACAACACTCAATAGAATCTATATCAATCATAGCAATACCATCGTATTTTCTATGCCAATCGTTATAGCTGCCATTACTAAAGGCATAAGTCCATCTAGCCATTAAGATTTCCAATCCTCATCAATCTCATAAGTAAGCTCATCATCAAACTGTATTGTTTTTAAATATGGTTTTATTTTAGTCCAATCCTCAATACTTGGATAGGAAAAACATTTATCTTTCCTAAACCAATGCTCAATCTTTGTCTTAGGTAGATCAGTTTTATTAGCTAGATCTTTTATTGTACTATTAGATTTAAGATAAGATATAAACTCAAACTTATTGGGTAGGTTAGGTCTAATCTTAAATGGTTTATCATACTCATCAATCAAGTGTGGATTAGATTTTAAATATTCCATAGCCACATCAGTAGATAAAGTTATCTGTACCCTTGAATTAGAACTTCTATTTATTTTACCTTTTAAAAGTTTGGCAGCAAAAATAAAACTATCCTCCGCTATATCCATAGCAGTAGGGGTTCTATACATCCTCTTCTGCTTTGATGATGGCGAGTCCAAGTTCCCTTGCGATAAGGGGAACGATTGAGTTTCCGAGACTTTTAATTCTGTTGGCTCGATCTTTGTCCAGTTCATAGGATATGCCATCAGGTGTTCTACAAAGTGAGGATTGAGCTTCCCACCAGGTTTGTTGTTCTTCAATACTGTTCTTGGAACTGACTTGTCTCTGCTTGGTTTCCATGTGGGTTGATACCCCATGTCCTTGTGATCCCTCGCTGTTGGTGTTGGCATCATCTCCATCGCATCTCTGAGTTTCACTCCCCATCTCTCCCCCTTCTTGTTCTCTCGGAAGAAACGACCACCTTTCATTTGTACATCCTTCGCTGCTCCACCTTCGATGTCTGATGCTGTCGGAGTTGGGTACATCTTCACCGCTAGTGGTAGAGGTGTTCCTCCTTGCTTGTACTTCTTCGTTCTCTCTGACGCTGAGTCTTGCGTTGGTGTTGGGTACATCATGTGTATCTGCTCCAATAGATTTCCAGGTGGAACTGTTTTCCTTCCTATGCTCTCTCTGTATTTCTTTCTCTTCTCCATTGCTTCTGGTGATCTCATGCCTATCTCTGTTGCTGTTGGAGTGTGCAATAATCCAGACTCTTTTCCTTTGATGCCACGCACCGATGCCTGAAGCTGGAATAACAATACATTGGACTTCGAAACCTTCTTTTTCCAAGTCATCACACACCTGTCGGAGGACCACGCCTTCTTGGATGTTAATAATGCCTTCAACATTTTCCCCAATGAACCATCTAGGTTTACACTCTCTGATGACTCTAATAGTTTCATCCCAGAGGTAGCGGTCATCATCTGTTCCTTTTCTCTTTCCTGCAACGCTGAATGGTTGGCATGGGAATCCTCCTGTAATAATATCTGCTGCATATCTATCTCCTTTGACATTTCTAACCTCACTTTCTATTGGTATGTTATTAAAATTTTTCTTCAATACTTTCTGACAAAACTCATCCTTCTCTACAAATGCGATCGTCTCAAACTGTCCTGTACTTTCTAATCCTAAACTGAACCCACCTATTCCACTAAATAGATCTAATAGTTTTAACTTCATCTTCTCCTCCTTGTAAATATTGTTCTCCAAAACCATGAACGCATCATAGATATAACTGTAAAGATAACTGCTATATGAAAGCTCTCCAATACTGTTGGATGCAAATCAAAGAATGGAAATATATATAGCTGAATTAAAGTAGATAAGAATAAACCACTACCTACATCAATTATTGTTTCGAATAAGTTTCTCACTTTTTAACCTTTCTTTTATTATTATTATTTCGTTTTCTTTTTCTTCTATTTCTTTTTCTAATGCTAAAATTATATTAGTTTGTTTCTCAATATATTTCTTTGCTCGTTTTAGTTCCTGCTTACAATCTGCTTCATCAAATATACCTTCGTAGGTCATACTCCACACATACCTTCACACTCATTGTTAAATAAATCTATTTGTTTGTCTGTTTCTTTCTTATCAAACTCCACCTCATCTAAAGGTTTGCAAGATCTATGTACATAAATCTCTTCATCTTCCTTTCTTGTAATAGTTCTTACTTTCTTATCAAAGTCTACAGCAATAGAAAACTCACTTGGTCTTTCAGTTTTCATAAAATGCCAGTAAGCGTCATTGTGATATGGACATACAATACAAGCTGACTTTTCTGGTAGTGGTATGTTTTCTTTTTTAAGATAATCAATGCAATCTTGTCTTGACATCTTTGCTTCAATCAATGGATGTCTGTTTAAGATATATTTATCTCTAGCAGGTTTCATTCTACCTGCTTCATCAGTTGAAATACCAATCCATTGTTCAACATATTTATCTTTAGGAAAGTGTTTACCTTTTTTTACTCCACATAACTCTCTAATCTTTTTTCTTATTTCCTGTATTTTGTAATCATTCGTGCATTGACGCATGACCATACCTTTCTTGCCTGTAATTTTATTCTGCGTAAAATATGGTGCTACAACAAAGTTTGTATTACCTTTAGCATTCAACATATCTTCCATGATGTTTCCTTTCTTAACTTTAAAAATTGGAAAGGGTAAAATGTTTGAAAGAAAATTTAAGTAAGTATAAACCATCTTAGGTTCATTACCTGTGTCTGCAAAAATTGCACAATCAACAGGTGGCAAATCTCCTTTAGCTGCCATGATTGCCATTGTAGAACTTTGTACTCCTGCACCTAAACTTAAAACTACCATTGCTTTACTTCTATCTTTATCAATCATTTTAAAACCTCAATCTTTTTAACTACTGATCTTGGATATACTGTAGTGTTGCCAACTGTTAATGTTCCATCATCATCAAAGCTATGCGATGCAAATATGATAAGTCTCTTCTGGTCCTTATATAATAAATAACCTGTATCTTCACACCAAGAATAGACTTGATCTTTTGCTTTATCTAAACTCATCCACTCAGAGTTAGATACAATATCAACCCAATAAATTTTAACTCTTTTGTATGGAAACTTATTTACCTTCTTCATAGTCCCACCATGCTTGATATAAATCTTGTAAAGTTACTTTACCTTCAGTTACTTCTAAAATTTTTTTAACCATGTTTGGTTTAGGAAATCTTTTTTCCTTAGACTCTAAACACCATCGTTGCACATTAGTGGCAGGATTAATTCCTGTTAAGTTTAATCTTCTACCAAATTCGTAGTGAGATATTTTTTCTTTTTTCCTATACTCGCTTAACTTCATATTTCTCCTTTGTTTTTTATCCTTTTAGGTTGTATATATAGCATATAAACAGTTTGACAAGCAAAAATTTATCTGTATAAATATTTAAAAAAACGAAAGGAAAAAATGATACTAAAAGAACAAAAAATACTTAAAGACCTTACTAATTATTTTAAATGTTTTAATGATGGAAAAGGATTGGATCATTGGTCTCCATCTTCAAGTCAAAACTTTACAAGATTGCTTTGTAATTATTCTTTAAAACAAGAATTAAGAAGATTATTTAGAGTAAGATACAAAGCACCCTTTGGAAACTTAGTCAACAACACAGCTCAAAGATTATCATGTGATGTTTTATATGAGGGAGAGAAAAAAATTAAATTAGAAAATAAAAACTATGATGAAGTATTCCAAAGAGAACTAGATAGAATAAATAAAGATAGCATACCAGTAGATGACAAGGATAAACTTGCAAGAGAGATGATGATTAGCTTCGCACATCCAACAATCGAGAACATGAAAAAATGTGTCAAAGAAATATTTGGTGATGCAAAATTAGTTGCTGAAAGATATGTGTCTAGCAAAAGCAAAGACATGATCCATGATATTATTGGTCGTATAGATTATGAAAGCAATGACTTTATAGGGGAAGCTAAGACTAAGCCAGTTAGTATTAAAAAACGTAGAGGTAAGGATGAATACTACATGGCAACAACGCAGCTACTTAACGATCCAGACCCAATGCACGTTTCTCAAGTTGCGTTCTACTATCATTGCACACAGAAAAAACCTTTTTTATTTTATGTAAATGAAAATGAATATAGAATATTTGATGACACGCATGATATGTTAAGACCAGATTATTTAAAAGAACAATACCATCTTATGACCCAAAGGTTAAAGTCATGGGAAGAGTTAATTGTTTTCTGTGAAGGTAACTTAGAGAAGTTAGCACACTTTGCAGAACCACCAGAATTAAATCATCCTTTTTATTATAGGGATTTAATAGACGATCAAAAAAAACAAATCAAAAAACTATGGGGGTTAGACGCATGAAACTAAACATATATCAAAAATTACATAAAGCTGCTTGTGAAGCAGGAGGTGTAGCAAAAGGAAAAAAAGTTCCTGGTATGCACTTCAATCCTTTGCAGCACGATGAGGTGCAGAAGGTGGCAATGGAGTCATTACTAAACAATGGATTATATCCTATCTGTACTTACACTAACTATGTTAAAGAAACTTTTATCATGGTTACTTGTTCAATGAGAATACATGACATTGAAGATCCAACAAGTCATGTAGATATTGAAGGATGTTCTGCAATGGGAAACTTAGATAAGTTTGGTACTGGTAATGGTATGTCTTATGCTAAGAAGTATGCTTTCTTAAATGCACTTAATTTAAAAACAGGTTTAGATAATGATGATGGTTACAAGGCAAAACCTTTTGAAGAACCTAAACCTACCAATAAAATTCCACAACAAAAACCAAGTGGTACAGCTCATGCCAATGTCGATATGGACATTGATATGAATCAAGTAAGAGATGCCATAAAATCTATTAATGATATTTATGCTCTTAGGAAATTTAAAAAAGAAAATCCTGGCTTATTTGATCCTAATAATAATGTTCGTGTGTACAGACAGATCACAGATTTGTATGAGACACATGAAACACAACTAAACCAACAAGGAGTTACACAATGAGTGATAAGATATATATAAAACTTACACATAACCAAGACAAGCAAGCAGGAGACAACAGACCAAGTTTTGTTGCACCGATTAATCCAAAATCACCAGAGGGTAAAACCTGGAGAATAGGTGTTAAAATTGGAGAGAGTTGGTACAACCAAGCAGGATTTGATGATATGGATGAGCAAGGTAATCCCACAGGCATTATCAATGTAGTCCTTACACCATCAAATACTGGTTCATCAGCTGCCAAGCCTAGCGGACAGCAGCAATCTTATGCACCTAACAATAACAGGTTTGCAAAAGGTCAAGGATCAGCATATAATAAAACTAACTACAACTACTAATTTAGAATTGTAGTTCAATGGTGTGGCGAGGTTTTTTTGGGTTAATCATATTAGCATCTTTCCCTTTCTTTGCTAAAGCTCCCTTAATTGTTTTTTCCTTGCCACGCCTTTAAACCTTATGAAGATAACAGACATAGATAAAGAGATTAAAAAGAAAATAGTTAGTGATCGTCAAAAAGATTATGGGGATTACCAATACAATTTTACTATACTTGCTGATCTATTTACTTTAATATTAGCAGGTAACTTAAAGAAAAAACTAAGACCATATCAAGTAGGACAAATCATGATGACACTTAAATTGTTTAGAACTACCAAGGGTTATAAGGCAGATAACTACCATGACCTATCTATTTACAATGACATGACATTTAATCTACACAAAAAAGATATAGACAAAAGAGATAAAAATGACTAAATATATACGAATTAAATCTGGCGAAGCTAGTTTTCAATTAGTTGAAAGATTTGATGAAGTAGAGAAAGCTGCCGATCCCAACGCACAGGGTGAGTATGTAGAATGTAAGATCGAAAACTTAAAGGTAGATTTTACAAAAGTAAAAAAGGAGAAAGATGGAAGAGATAAAATCTCGTCTGCAAAAACTCAAGGATCTTCAAGCGAAAGCACATGAAGAATACTTGGAAGCCAAGAGAAGAGTTGAGCAAAAGCAACAAGATTCTTTTAATTTGATTTGGCAAATTGAGCAGACAAAAGAAGAATTAATGAGAAGATAACACTCATTAATTTACATTGATAAAAAAAACAAAAAAAACTGTAGGGGATTTATGACCATAAATGTAAGCACACATTACAATAAACACATAAAACACTTAGATCAAAATAATTTTATATACAAAGTTAAGAAAGCATTTTACCTTCTTACGAACCAAGAAGAAAGATTATATGAGGTAGGGTTCTCGGAAGGTTTTTTATATGCAGCAAATGTCTTGCAAAAACAAAACATACAAGACAGCAATGTTAAAAAGATTATTGGTTACAAGATTACAAAACCTAAACCATCTGATGTTCAAAGTATTATTAATAAGGTGTGCATACATTTTGAGGTACATAAAGAAACTCTAATGAATAAGAGTAGGACCTCAGATATAGTTAGAGCTAGAAATGTAATTCATAATTTATTGTATGAAAAATATCACATGAACCTAACAGATATAGGTAGATATTTTGGACAAGATCATACCACAGTTCTACATTCTATTGAAATGAAAAAACAACAGAAAAGATTTTGGTCTCCAGAGCAATCGTTATGGCAGGAGTTTGAGAAACTTATTTCTTAAATCCAGACTTCATATTCTTATAAGCCTTAGAACTAATTGTAGATTTCTTTTTAGATCTTGATGTACCAGATTTTTTACGTTTGTTAATATTATAGTACAAACCTTTTTTAGCTGTCTTACCAGATTTAGTTTTGTGATAACCTTTTTTCATTACTTCTTCTTCTTTTTAGATTTTTTAATTTTGTTTTGTAAAAACTTAGGCAGAGTTTTCTGCTTAGCTGTTAGTTTACTTTTACCTTTTGACTTACCATACATAGTTATTCTCCTGTTGTTGTTTCATTTTTACCACACAGTATTTGTCAAAGCAACTACCATCTTTACCATCATGGCAAAAGTATTGTCTTTTGTGGGTAACTATCCACCCTCCTGCATCACTTACGAGCATCTTCTTGCACCACACACAGTAGCCACATATTAAAGATTGTTGTGTAGGTTTCTTCCAACCTTTTTTTTTCATTTCTTTTTCTTTTTTCTCTTACTAAAATTAGTAAAGTCAAAGGTAAATACATCCTCTACCTTTTTAAATTGATCATCTATCCAACCAAAGAACTTGTAAACTAACCTATCTAACATTTCCATCTTCGTCTTGCCTGTCTTATTCTTGAATTAGGATCGTTCCTAGTTTTAGCTGATGATCTTTTAAGTTGACCCAATGATCTTGCACAATAACTTTTTCTACGTTTAGCAGCTTTAGATCCTGCCTTTACTTTACCAGTTACTGCTGTCTTTAATTTTGATCCTGGATTTGCTCTTCTATATCTTGCAACACCTTTAGCGGTCATACCAGCTCCAGACTTTGTGGGTCTGTAGTTTGCGTTCTTACCTTTAGTAGTTTTTCTGATAGCCATTATTTATCTCTAACAGAATCTATAAAATTGTAAAC